TAAGAACTGCTAGAAGATCTTTAAACATTCTTTTTCAAGAATGGGGTAATAGAGGAATACATTTTTGGGAAGTAGGAAATACTAATATTAATTTAGTAGTTGGTTCATCAACAAATGTTGATGCAACTGATGAAGGTTCTGGTGTTTATACTTTTTATAGAAATTCTGTAGATAGCGCAGCAGCAGCTGCAGCTTCACCTCAAGCTACAACAGTTCCTGTTGCTAATATTTATGGTATTACTGATATTTTAAATGTTGCTTACAGACAAAATTACAACACAACTTCTCAATCAGATACAGGTTTAACTAAAGTTGCAAGAGACGCTTATGCTGCTACAGCAAACAAAGCATCACTTGGAACACCTTCACAATTTTGGGTACAAAGATTTATTGATAAAGTTACACTTACAGTTTATCCATTACCTAACTCAACTGCTGCATCAAATTTTCTTAGCGTTTATTTTGTTAAAAGAATTGAAGATGTAGGAGCATATACTAATGCAACAGATACACCTTTTAGATTTGTACCATGTATGATTTCAGGATTATCCTATTACTTATCTATGAAGTTTGCACCACAACGAACACAGGAGATGAAGTTGTTGTACGAGGATGAATTAGCTAGAGCATTATCAGAAGATGGTTCAGCAGCTAGTACATTTATTACTCCGAAGACATACTATCCAAATATATAATGGCTAGATTTGCAAAAGGTAGAAGAGCATTAGCAATCTCTGATAGATCAGGAGCAGCTTTTCCATATAGAGAAATGGTTAAAGAATGGACGGGTGCATTTGTACATGAATCTGAATTTGAACCTAAACAACCACAATTAGAACCACATCCAGTAGGCGCTGATCCACAAGGATTAATGAATGCAAGACCTGCAAGAGTTGAGTTTCCAGTACAAGATATTTTACCTAACAATCCATTTACTACAACAGGTGGATCTCAAACTTTAAGTGTGTCTTACCCTTCTAATCAAATTAATGAAGGAACATCTTATGTTAGATTTCAATCTGTTAAAGAAATAGTAGGAGGTGTTGCAATTGCAACTTTAGAATTAGAAACAACTTTAAATGGTGCAATTAATGATACAGTTAATACTTTAACTTTAACTAGTTCTGCGGCATTTCCAAACGCTGGTTTTATTGTAATAGAAAAAGTAAATCAAGATGCAACTAGTGCAGCTTTTGGACAATACATTAACGAAACAATTCAATACACAGCTAACAACACAGGTACAGGAGTTTTATCTGGATTAACAAGAGGCACAGCTTCTCCATTTAGAGGAATAACTCCATCTAATACTACAGCAACAACTCATGCTACAGGAGCAAAAGTTTTTGGATCATATCTTGCAACAGCAATTGCAACTAATGTAGAAGTTGGTCCTACATTACCAAACGGAACACAAGCAACAGAACAACAATTTAATTCTATAACAGTGCCTTTAGTATCTAATGCTGGAAGTACAGCAACAGGAGGCGGTTTTCAGTGTACAATTGGACCCGTAAATGATAGAGCTTAATTATGGCAGGATTATCTAATTATACATATTCAACATTAGTTACAGCTATAAGAGATTATACTGAAGTGGACGCTAATGTATTTACAGAAACTATCGTAGATGGTTTTATTATGGCTGCACAAAATAGAATCAATTTAGATCTTCCTATGGATTCTGATAGAGTTCAAGCAGAAGCTCAATTTGCAACAGATTTTAATACAATCACAATGCCAACAAAACTGTTATTTGTTAGAGGTATTGAAGTATATGAATCAACTGCAAATACTAATGGCCAAGGAATATGGTTAGAGAAACGTGATCAAACATTTATGTCAGAGTATGTTGGTAATTTAACAGGAACAGCAGGCGGAGCAGCAGCTCAAGATGTTACAGGACTTCCTAAATATTACTCTATGTTTGGTGGTGCAACAACAGGAGCTTCAACAGCTACATCGGGAGCTATATATGTAGCGCCTACACCAGATGCTAATTACAAATATATTATTCATTACAACGCTCAACCTGTAGGATTAGGTTCTGGAGGTGATGGTAATTCTAATACATTTTTAAGTAATTACTTCCCACAAGGACTATTATATGCATGTTTAGTAGAAGCATTTATGTTTTTAAAAGGTCCAACAGACATGTTGACACTATATGAAAATAGATATAAAAGTGAACTACAAAAGTTTGCAGCAATGCAACTTGGAAGAAGAAGAAGAGACGATTACACGGATGGTACAATAAGAATTCCAATCGAGTCAGCGCCTCAATAATTAGGAGATTTTTATGGCAATAACATCAGCGATATGTAACAGTTTTAAAACAGAAGTTTTACAAGCTTTACACAATTTTACAGCATCATCTGGAAACAGTTTTAAATTAGCTTTATACACAAGTAGTGCTACTTTAAATAAATCAACAACAGCTTACAGTACGTCAAACGAAATTTCTAACACATCAGGATCTGCTTATGTTGCTGGTGGAAAAGCACTTACAAGTGTAACTCCTGCTTTATCTACAGACACTGCGTGTTGTGACTTTGCAGATATAAGTTATACTTCTGCTTCATTTACAGCTAATGGTTGTTTAATATATAACGATACAAATGCTGATAGAGCAGTTTGTGCAATTGCATTTGGTGGAGATAAAACAGTTTCTTCAGGAACATTTACAATTCAATTTCCTGCAGCAGACGCAAGTAACGCAATCATTCGGATAGCATAAGGAGGGACTCCTTATGGCATCTATTTGGGGTGGCGATAATCCTTCAGTAGCTTGGAATCAAAATTCTTGGGCATCTAATACTCTTACAGTTTCTTTAACAGGTTTATCAACTACATCTAATGTAGGTGAAGTATCTGCGTTTCCTGAACAGGGTTGGGGTAGACAACAATGGGGTAACTCTGGTTGGGGTGTAGAATACTCTGTACAACCATCAGGCGTACAATCGACAGCAGCAGTTGGAAGTGTTGTAGCTTCTCAAATTATTACCGCAGAATTAACAGGAGTAAGTTCTACATCTTCAGTAGGATCATTAACTTTTGATTTAAATAGTATTGTAACACCAACAGGTGTACAGGCTCAAACAGAACTTGGAACTTTTGATAACGCCGGTACTTTAGTTGGTTGGGGTAGAAATGGTTGGGGTGAAGAACCTTACGGAGATTCATTTAACAAACTTATTCAACCATCAGGAGTTTCTGCAACTTCTAGTGTTGGTGGATTAAGTTTAGATTTAACTTCTGTAATATCTCCAACAGGAGTAAGTTGTACTTCTAGTGTTGGTTCTTTAAGTTTTGTTATAGATGCTACAATTGTTCCAACGGGTGTTAGTGCAACTTCTTTAGTAGGAGTAGTTTCTCCTTCAGATAGCATAGGGTTAACCGGATTGAGTTTAACATCTAGCGTAGGATCTACCACAATAGAAACAGCTTATGATCTAACAGGATTAAGTGCAACATCTAGTGTAGGTTCTATATCAATTACATCTTCACCTATTGTGGCTATAACAGGTGTTAGTGCTACTTCTAACGTAGGATCTATATCTCCTACAGAAATGAGTATAGGATTAACAGGATTAAGTTCTACAGCTTCAACAGGAACCATCACTCCTACTGACGTTATGGGATTAACTGGTTTAGAAGCAGTAGCAAGTGTTAATGCTACAGGATTAATTTTAAAATATTATGGAAAACTTAATCCTAAAACAAGTACCGGATATAGTGACCAAACACCTAAAACGTCAGTTAGTGGATACTCAACTAAGACGCCTAAAAACACAACAGGATATACAACCAAAACTCCTGCATAATTATGTTTGACTTAAAACTAAATAACCAATATAAATACTTAAAACTAGGAGATTAATAAAGATGGCTTCAACATATACCCCTCTCGGCATAGAACTAATGGCTACTGGCGAAAACGCTGGTACATGGGGAACAAAAACAAACGCAAACTTAAACCTTGTTGAGCAATTAGCAGGTGGATTTAAAACATTATCTATTGCAGGTGGTGCACAAACTACAGCTTTAACAGTTGCTGATGGTGCATTAACTGGAACAGCTCAAGCTAGAATGATTGAGTTCACAGGTTCTATTTCAGGAAGTCAAATCGTAACTATTCCAAACGACGTAGTAAACTTTTATATTTTAAAAAATTCAACATCAGGTTCACAAACAGTTCAATTTAAATATGCATCAGGTTCTGGTGATACTTTTACTTTTGCAACAGGCAATAAAGGAACTGCATTATTATTCGCTTCAGGAAACCCTGATACAACAAACCCAAAAATAATTGAAATTCAAA